GCTAAATGCGACCCTTACGGTCGCGAACAGATTTAGTATCTGTTTCGCCCCCCTCGAAGACACGCCGGTTACGGGGTGACCCGCCGGCGTCCTTCTAGGTCCTGGCTAACCAAGCCAGGTCCAAACCCATTTCGAACGGACAGAATGGGGATCTGTGTAGTAACCTGGCTCGAGCACGCTATCCATTATTGCTAATGGATGCGTGTACTTACCAGAGACCGCTACGTCCCGACTCAACTCCTTCCTAAGGAGTTCCCCCCAGTTCGGGGGGTGCGCCTCTAAAGAGGTGCTTGTTAGAGCGAGAACGCGATGCTCGTATCGTTGGAGGCCTTTGTTATACCTCCTTCGGAACAAAACATCGTTACTAGCGCACGGATCCATAACTAGTGCCACTGGATGTGGCATTAGGGATCTAGGGAAGACGTAACCTTGCGCCTCTTCGATTACTTTGATGAGGCTATAGGCACTATCCGACCCAAACTTGGCAACGAAAGAGTTAGCCAAGTCCGCGTTAGTTGCTAGTCCACTACCTTGAAAACGGATGAGCTTCCGGACCCGTACTGGAGTTACGTCCACACCATTGTGGTACTCACCCCCGCAGGATTCCCGAAAGGGACCATCCGCGAAAGACTTGCTGAGGTTGACGATTAAGCCAACTCTTTGCAAACCCTCCACCGCCACCTCGTAAAAAGATGAGGGGACGATTATATCATCGCCGTAAACGTACACAGCCTCAACGGTCTCCATATAATGCATACTATGGTAGCCGTGTGGGTTCTGCAAACGTATCGCTGCCTGAACGCTGGCCCAAAAGACCAGCGCTTCAACTGGGAAGCAACAAGCACTACCCATAGGGGCAAACTTATTTAGCTTCACGATCCTACCATCCGGCAGTTCAGTACTCTCTGAGCGGGTTGCTTCAAGAGCATCTAGCCAATTCTTCGGAAAAATCCGTCGAACTAGTTCGAGGCTGACTCTATCGGACGCATCGCTCAGATCAATGGTTGCATACGCTCCGTCTATCGACGAAGACCGCGCTAACCTCTGATTGATACTTTGGTCTGTGAAATTAATCAGACCTTTGGTCATGGATGAGGTCTCTATACCCTTGTATAACAGTCTCATGAGGCCTTGCTGTATGAACATCATTTCAGCGGGCTCACATGAAATTATACGGGGCCCTCGAGAGTCCTTTGGAACCAGGCAAACCCTGGCCCGTGGGACCGATTCTTGCGAAGCCTCCAACTCCTGTAGCTCATCAGAGAGATGAGTGCTAGAGTAGAAGAAGTACTCAGAGTATGGATACTCATCATCTAGCTTCCTGTAATAACGAAGCTTATGATACTTATCCTTATTCAACGTATGGCAGGCAGTAGCACCACCGCCATGACACGGCCGGATGTCCTTCGGGTCAAGATTTGTCAAGACCCTACAAACAATCCGCCGCATCTCGCTTACCAACTTCGAGGTAGAAACATCCTCAAAGTCAATAGCGCTAGCAAGATCCAGATCAGTTTTAACAAACTTATCCAGATATGTGCTCCTCGTTGTCTCATCGTAATCGACCTCCAGTTTATAGAACATGTACGCCAGTTGGCGCACACAGTCTACGGCTGAAGAGTCTCCTCTTAACGCTCGTTCGATAGCCCTCCCCATAAAAACAGGGATGTCTTTGTCTACCTGCATTTTAAAATCAGGCGGACTGACCCACACCATAGTGGAGTGGTAGTTATCGAGTGCTTTGCCCAAAGTTGGCAGTGCAGTCGTTAAAAAGTGCAACCCCTCGTGTCCCAAACGGAAGCCGAACGTTTTTATGTCGTCCGGTTCTATCCATTCAGAATAGCTGGTTGTTGCTAGGTTGGTCCACAAAAGACCAAGGCTTTTCAGGTCACCGGTGTTAATCATCGACGAACCTCCAAAAGCATCCCGATTAGCAGTCTCCATGGGTACTCTACCCTAGTCGCATTGCCCGAACGGGCTGTTGCGCCTCGCTATCATTGATTCATAGCCGTGATTTTGGCGACGAGGGTTTTATACCTCGTTGTTTAGAATCTTAACCCAGTTCGCATTTGATCCACCTTCGATGATGAAATCGACAAGTCGATTCACTTCTTCGATGCAGATCGCATTAGTCAGGGCTGAGCTCGGTGGGCGGACTTGCACTATATAAGTGCTAAGTGTAGCCGGCACGCCGAAGGCATCAACTTCAGTTCTGTTGAGCCCAACTTTGTGTCGTGCTTCGCCGCTCTTTCCGACCTGATGTCCGATATCCAGCAACTTGTTCGAAGGAGGCGTGATGCCTGCCACCGAAAAGTCGGATCTACCGGAGTCAGCTGCCAGCAAATCGTAGACTACCGTATTGGTATCTACGTCAGTTGCGCTGTCCTTGGAAAGGGTGAGTGAAGTACCTATGGACATATCGAGATGCCTCTCCCCACAGAGGGGGAATGATCTCCCGTCGTAATCACTACGATGGGAAAGGTTAACGTAAATCGACATGGATATGGGCCCGCCTAATAAACGGGAGACACGAACCACGCCAACGAACTAGCCCTTTGACCGATAGAGCCCACAGAAAGTGGGATACCAACCAAAGGCCGTCATGGCTCATAAATCACAAGCCGAGGACGGTAGCCAGGGATACGAAATTTATCCATTGGCTCTTTGTGGGGCGTTTCCAACCGAGCTGCCGCATGGTAGCAACGGAGGGATCGACGGGCATTCGGTGATAAAACCGAGATTCCGACGAAAAACCCGGCAAAGTATGAGGGGCTGTCACAAACGCGAAACCACTAGGATTAGTGATAAGGCGAGAGTTGACTTGATATGTCTCCTTATAGCTCACAGCTGAGTCTGTAAGAAGAATCGGGAGTTGCAGCGCATCTACCTTGAAATTGCTTAACCAATCTCCGAATCCTGTAAACCAATCCAGGACAAAAGAGAGAGGAATAGCATCCCATAGTATTTGCGGGTTTAGTTCGACACCGAAGTGATCAAGCACCGCGCGTATCTTCTCATCCAAAGGACCTAACACAGCAAGAGGCTGTGGGGTATACTTCGCATGATACTGCACCTTACCTTTGAGGTATCCTGCCCAATTTGTTGGGTAGTAATTAAAACCACCGTAGTTAAATTGGCCCGTTTTCCACGTATCAACGTTCTCGAGGGTCTTAGTGTATGATAAATCAACACCAATACTGTTCTTGAACGCCTCCAACCTGTCTTTGAGTCCTAAGACGGCATCTAGCATAGCGGTCACGTCGCCTATAGTAGGCTTCCAACCGAATTTGTAAGACAGCCGCTTACTCGCCACCAGTTTTGAAGCTGATTTCAATTGATCCTTTCCACTCAATGCGCGATAACGGTTCAGATCAACGAGACGTTGAGTCTTCGCCTCCGCGCTTACGAGATTCATGAAAGGTCGAACATCGTCCGCGAGACTGCCAATTTGCTTCAGGTCTACCAAGAAGTTCGGTAGAGAGAGTTTGGTCAGGTCGGGCTGCAAGGCGGTGAATCCGCTAACAGCATACGAATACCAGTTCGCCTGGAGCTTAGTAAGCCCAACGGCCCCTAAGGCTGCCAAAGCAGTGGTAATCGCAGACGTATGTGCAGATGAAGCTACGGCGTAATCCCAGTATGGTTCCCAGGTCCATCCGACGTGAGCCGGATTAAGATCTGCGATTCTACTCATGGGTAAGCCGTCAGAAATAAGCTTCATTGAGGAAATGTTATGTGCGCAAAAGTTAGAGCGCTTTGGATGGCGCTTGTCACCTTGCGTATACACGATCGAGCCAGTCGTACGAAGGGTCTCAATAGGCCCGCCGGACGCATACGTTTCTACTACAGCATTGAGAGCATTAAAATGTCTCGTCGCAGGTAAATCCGTATATACACTGACAGTAGGTCGTACTTTTCGGACAGTTTTGCCCAAAGAGTATAACATAGAACATCCTCCTGCATAGAAATCAGAAATTGTCGAACATAAGCGCCTCTCGGCGCGAAGTTGCCCTCCCTTACGGGAG